CGTGGCATAATAGCTTGGCGTCGGCTTTTTCTTCTGGCCGGCGCAAAGCCTCCATGGCGAAATCGGTATACGCAGTCGACTTAAAATCGACCTCTTCGGATTGCGGGTTCGAGTCCCGCTGGAGGCACTTTTGGAAACCGCCAGAGATGGCGGTTTTCCTTTTATTTCCAACGGTTTTCAGACTTCCCTAATTCACTCCAATTCACTCCAAATCACGTCATTTCTCCGAAAAACGTGGGCAAAATGTGGGCACGGAATCACCAGACCATCGGCAGTCCGAGGCATTGGCGCGCCCACCGTTCCACCGCACGATTCTCCTCGTCGCCGCCAAGCAGCAACAAGTATCCGGCGTTCTTTCCGAGGGTGGCGGGCTGTAGACATTTGACGAGTCCTTGGTCGCGGAGGAATTTCCATGCTTGGACGATTCGGACCTTGGCGGTGCCCTCACGTGCTTTCATCGCGGCTTCCACCTCTTCTTCAGACTTGCCGATGACTTGCTCGGGGGAGAGTGCCATCATTCCGTGGTCTTCGGCAAGCGTCTTCCAGCCCTTCGTGTAGTAGCGGCATGGATAGCCCTTGGCCTTCGCGTCGCGGATTGGCTCTTGGTATTCTCTATCCCAGTCATAGCTTGAGAGCGCCATGTCGATGAGCACGAGTTCCGCCATCGTGTGCACCGTGATCTTGCCGCCTCGCGGCTTGAGCAGTTTTCCTGCGCGGCTGAGCTCGTAGACTGCTCCAGCGTTGCGGTATCCCATCTTTTCCATCGCTTTCCTCTCCACGCCTAGAGGTAGAATCTTACGTGGAGACGCTAGTCCGTTTCCTGCCCTTGGCGTGCTCTTCAAACTTCACGCCAAGGGCTTTTCCTTATGTGAAATAATATACCACATGAGGTGTATTCAACACACCCACCTATATATATTCTTTTAAAACTCATAGGGGTATTTAAATATACTATATACATGTAATACATGTGTTTATATTTTTTACAAGAGCGCCAATGCGCCGAAGGAAGAAAGAATCGGCACGTCCAATCCCCATCTGCGGTAGCTTGAAGCAGAGAGAAGGAAGGGGAAAAATGAAGAAACTGATTTACCTCGTGCTATCCGTGCTGTTCGCAATCTCCGGCATCTACGGCATATACGACACCATCACCACGCCGAAGTACGATCTGGCCACAAGCATCATGACGGTTCTGCTCCTCGCATTCCTCGCATGGCTTTTCATGCATCTCTTCCTCAAGCCTGAGCCACGCCATAAGCATCAAGCGGCCAATATGCCTGAATCATCGTCGGAAGCCGCCTCAGACGCTCCAACGGCGGAACGGCACCAAATCACCCACGTCAACGCGAATAGTGGCGTGGAGGACGATTACGTGGCTGTGGATATTGAGACCACCGGCCTAGGTCGTGACGCTCGAATCATCGAGCTGGGAGCCGTGAGAATCAGGCACGGGCGCAAAGTCGCGTCATACAGCCAGCTCGTCAATCCCCAGATTCCGATTCCAGCCAAGGTCACGCAGATCACCGGCATCACTGATCGGGACGTGCGACACCAGCCCACCATCGACAAGGCATTGCCAAGATTCTACGCTTTCTGTGGGCGTGACACTTGGATAGGCCACAATATCCGGCGCTTCGACCTGCCGGTCATCGCCCGCGAAGCCGAAAGAGTGGGCGCCGGAATGCCGGACGTGAGCTTTTATGACACGATGGAATTATCTCAGGCATTGCTGCCGCAGCTCGACCATCATCGCGTGGTAGACCTCATTCGATATTTCGGCATCGCCAAGACCGAGCGTCATCGCGCCGCCGACGATGCTGCACAGACAGCGCAAATCTTCGAGCATTTGAAGCGGATATAAGCTTTATAAAGGCTTATAAGGCAATATAAAAGCCCCACAATCGTGGGGCTTCATGCTATCAGAGGCTGTTCACGGCATTGTAGAATTCCTGCGCGTCCTCGGCCCTCTTGAATTCCAAAGGTAGTGAGCGCAGCGCGCTGTACTTCCATGTGACGGTGCGCTTCTTAATCGTCACCCCTTGCAGGTCGCTCACCTTGTAGGCTTCGGTCTTCTTATACCGGTGCAGATACGTGGTGCCCATATCCACTTCCAAGCGATTCGCATAAAGCCGGATAGCTAAGAACAGTGGGTGGGCGAGCCTATCGCACTCATAGATAGCGCCCGGCGCGGGCTGTGGTCGTTTCGCCATGATTACTCCCTTCTCTTTTTTGCCTTGATTCTATCTCGCTCAGACGATGCAGACATGCTCGGCCATGATTTGCCGGAAGTCACCCAGCACCTGCTGGGTAACCTCCAATTCCTGGGCGATATTCCACGAATTGCCATCGTACATCTGTTCGAGCAACCCGTAATGGAGCGGGTCTATCAGCGTGAGTGCCGTCTCGCGTCTGGCCCGATGTTCCTCGCGACTGCGTGCCACGTGCTCGCATGACGCATCACCGTGCCGCCAGTGAGTCAATTCATGCACCAGAGTGCATCGCTTGGCCGCATACGTGAGCCGACGATCGATGAGGATGACATGATTCTCGTCGTCATAGCAGCCCCATAGTCCGTCCGGCAGGATGGCGCTGGACACGGTGACCGGCAGGCCGATGATGGCGCGGCGCATGGCACCGTAGGTCATGCGCCGGTCGATCGGCAGGTCAGGCAGGCTCGTCGTAATCCGGCCCCGCCTCTCCATTGATGGCCTCCTGCTTGCCCTGGGCGTCATAGGCGGCAAGGCCGTAGCCGCCTGCCTGCGCCTTCCTCTCGGCGTCTTCGATCGCATGACGCTGCGAATCCATCACGATGTCGCCGACCGATACGCCGGTCACCTCGCTGATGCGTTCCAGGTCGCTCAGGTTGAGAGGTCTTGTGAAGTTCTGGCGCTTGTACCAGTAATCCTCGCCGAAGCCGCAGGCCTTGGCGAATTCCTTGATGGTCATGCCGCTGTTCTTCTGGAGTCTGACGCATTCGCGCATGACCTGCTTGGCGAACTGCGTAACTTCGTTTGCTTTCATTCCCATGGCTCTCATTATAGCCAATTACGTAGCCAATGTGTGCGAATTGTGAAGAACTATGAAAATACATAGACGTGAACTACGAAATTGCGTAGATTAAGAACTGTCGAAAGGAAAACAGAGATGAAGACCACAGCCAAGACCAAGACCCCCGACCACTACCCGTGCGGCCACATGCGCGGCCCCGGCTGGCACGACTGGCGCGCCTGCCTCACCAAGCAGGGAATCGAGGAGGATGAATGGCCGGTCTGACGGAAACAGCCAGCCGTAACCTCGCGGGCGAACTGGCCCGTCATCGCAAAACACGCGAAGACCTCGCCAAAGCGTGGGGATGCGCGCCGAAAACAGTGGACACGCGACTCCGCGGCCAAACACCACTCACGACCGACGAAATCGAAAAAGCCGCCCACCTACTCGGTCTCGAAGCCTCCACCCTCACCATGCTCCTCATCCAGCCGATTGACAGCATCAAACAATTCAAAGCCTAAGGAAACCGAAATGAGCCAGTTGCTTAACCCACCGAAGCCACCGGAATCGAGGAAAACCATGAAACCAAGAATCGAACTCATCGGCACCACCGGCTACGCCATCCGCATCCAGGAAGACAAGAGCGGCCAACTCATCGAGCTCCACGCGGACGGCGAGGAAGTCCTTGCGGACATCCCTGAAAGCACCCTCGACAACTTCGCCTACACGCTCAACGACGACCTAGGGAACATGCGATGAGCCAATCATTCGAACTGCGAATCATCGAGGACGGCACGCACAGCAGCGACCACAGCTGCCTCATCGGACTCAGATTCGACATGGCAGACGGATACCAGGAACACAGGCTCAACAAAACCGACCTCATGAACCTCCGCCGCGAAATCGGACGAACACTCAAAGAACTCAACCAGAAGAAGGACAAGAAATGAACATCTTCCAACAGCGAGAAAAAATCATCGAAGACCTCATCACGGCATGCAAGGACCACGACGAAGAGAAAACCAACCACCTGCTCAACCAACTCACGGAACTCGACAAGACAGCCGAACAGAAGCCACTGCCTGAAGAGCCGAAGGAGCGGGGCTTCTATGTCGCCGCGAATGATGGTCTGCTCCTGTTTAAGGACGACGATGATGACTGGTCGGCGCGCACATGTGATGACTCGGCTAATCCCATCTGGAGGGGCAATAGACAGTATGTGAAGTGGCCGACTGTCTGCGAAACGCTCCCGCCTGAAGCATTCCCACTCAAGCGAGTGAACACTGGGAGCGACGATGACTGACCATGATTACTGGCTTGAAGACATGCAAGCAATGAAGAAGCGGAAGAAGCCGAACTACCTGCTGCGCCGCATCCTCTTCACGCTCGTCAGCATCGGCCTCATCTCCAGCCTGACCATCATGCTCACATGGCATGGCGGCAGCACCACCGCCGCGCTCATGGTGGAAGGCGTGTACATCGCCACCGCATTGTGGCTGATCGTCCGATTCGCGCCACGCGACTAAAGACTTCCCACTGGCCGGCAGTCCCAACAAACAACCAAAAATCGGGTTGTTCCGCAGGATACCCACGTTCACTCATTCGTCGGCCAGTGGGGACCATAACTGAATATCGATATTATCCACGCGCCGACCATCTCTCTGCCGTACATGCACTGTCGGCGCATTGGCTGGACGACGGTTCGCCCGCCCAAGGATTCCAATCTCTTCTCTCTCTATCAAAAACGCAGGCACTCCGGCGCCTGCAAACCCTTTCAAGTCCGCCTGACGGCTTCAGTCACCGTCGGCCACGCCACCGGCCGTGAACACGTTCAGGTCGTGTTCCAACAGCCAAAGTGGCGCTCGGAATCCACGGACGGCACTGGTTCGACACCAGTGCCAGCCACTCAGCCCCATCCACTCGTCAGGGTGGGGCACGCAACGTCAACACGTCAAGGAGCCACAATGAAAATCACCACACCACACGGCACTCTCAAAGGCGAAAACATCGAAGCCATCCTCAAAGAACATGGATATGACTGCCTGTGCGGTGCCGACCTGCGCGGTGCCGACCTGTGCGATGCCAGCCTGAGTCATATCGACCTGCGTAGTGCCGACCTGCGCGGTGCCGACCTGCGCGGTGCAAACCTGTGGAGTGCAAACCTGCGGAGTGCAGACCTGAGCTACGCCGACCTGAGCGGTGCCAACCTAAACCGCGCAGACCTAAACGGTGCCGACCTGCGTGGCGTCAACTTGAGTGGTGCAGACCTGAGCCAGGCCAACCTGAGCGGTGCCAACCATGTAAAACTCAGCATCGCCAAAACCAGCATCCTCCCAGACGAAGGCGACATCATCGGCTGGAAAAAGCATACGTAGACGACACAATGCCACCGAGACCAGTCATCGTAAAGCTGCTTATCCCAGCAGACGCGCAACGCTCCAACGCCACTGGCCGCAAATGCCGCGCCAGCACAGTGCGAGTGCTCGACCTGCAAGACAAGCAAGGCAACAGCCTTCCACCAGACACCACGGCATACAGCGGCCACGACACAGACTTCACCTACAAAAAAGGCGAAACCATCCACGTCGAAGACTTCGACACCAACCGGTGGAACGAATGCGCCACCGGCATCCACTTCTTCATCACCCGTATCGAAGCAGTCGCATACTAGGGAGACTCCAAATGAACAATGAAATCCAACAGTTCTATTTCAATGGCGCTGCATTGCGCACCTTGACCGACAAGACGGGGGAGCCGTGGTTCGTCGCCAAGGACGTATGCGACATCCTCGAAATCAGCAACGTCACCATGGCCTTGCAAAAGCTTGACGATGATGAACGGTCTAAGTTCAACTTAGGGCGTCAGGGTGAGACCAATATCGTCAACGAAGCCGGCCTGTATGTTCTCGTGCTCGGCTCCCGCAAGCCCGAAGCTCACGAGTTCAAGCGTTGGGTTACTCATGAGGTGCTGCCGCAGATCCGTCGCACCGGCGGATACATCCACACCACCGATACCGACAGTGACGAGGATATTCTCGCCAAGGCCGTGCTCGTCGCGCAGAAGACCATCGAGCATAAGAATCGTCAGATCGCGGAAAAAGACGCGCAAATCAAGGCGTTGGAGCCTAAAGCGTTGTTCGCCGACGCGGTGGCCGCTTCGGACGGCACGTGCCTGGTGGGCGAATTGGCGAAGATGCTGCGCCAGAATGGCTTGAACATCGGCCAGAATCGGCTTTTTCGGCTTCTTCGCGATGATGGTTTCTTCGGCAGGTCCGGTTCGAACCGCAACGTGCCGACGCAGAAGGCGATGGACCTCGGCCTGTTCCGCATCAAGGAGACCGCTGTAACCCACTCGGACGGCCACGTGACCATCAGCCGCACGCCAAAGGTCACCGGCAAGGGACAGCGCTATTTCATCGCCCGCTACTGCCCGAAGAAGAAGCCGAATGACTGACCTGCTTCGGCCGGAGGAGTTCGCGGCGATGATTGGCATGAGTCCCCGCACTCTCGCCAATTGGCGGAGCAATGGCAAAGGGCCGAGATATTTGAAGATTGGTGCCGAGCCGCCGGAAGGCAAGCAGGACAGGCGTGAAGTGCGTTATCAGCGTGACGTGGCCGAAAGGTGGGCCTTGGCTCACGAATTCACGAGGACGATAGCGAGATGAAACCCCACAATGATGGCCACTACTTCGTGCCTGGAAGCCGTCAGACCGGCAGATATGAGCCGCGCGGATTCATGGTCAGCTCTTACGTGAAGCCGACTTTGACGGAGCAGGGCATCGACGTGGACGAATTCATCAAACAAAACCGTCATCTAATCGAAAGACTTAGGAAAGGAAACCATTGAAACACGAATATGACTCCGACGAGCTTCGAGAGCTCAAAAGCATTTACAACGAGTCAGGCGAAGCCGGATTGAGCCGTGACGAAATGCGAGCCTTGCGCAAGGCCGGACTCCTCACGCAGGGCCTACCGGAGAAACCGGCGGAACCGTCGAAACGCGATCTCATCCTCGCGCATTGCAGAAACCGCATCGACCAAGGCCAACCGTTCGACGGCAAGGAAACCGCCGAAGCGCTCGGCATAAGCCAGAAAACGGCAGGCAACATCATCGGACAACTCCGCAAGGAAGGACTGCTGCCGGCCTTCGACCAGCATTCCCCCCGCAAAACACGGAAAAACGCCACGACCGGAAAGAAGAAAGAAACCATGACCACCACATCGAAACTCACAGTGGACAAAATCACCGCAACGAAACTCACCCCCGTCGGAACCATCAGCGTCAGGCCACAAGCCATAGCCGATCCGCGCATCATCATCGCAAACGCCTTGGTCGGCATCTTCGACGCCGTATCAGCCTTGCAGCGCACCGCATTCCAAGCCAACGACAAGGTGGTCTACGGCTTCGCCACGAAACTGCTCACCGGCGAATTGATGGACATCAAAGCCAACTACAGCAAGGACGCAAAATGAGACTCAAATTCGATAGCGAGAGTGGCGTTTTCACCATCAAGCCAGAGTCCAAGGCAGAAATCACCAAGCTCAGGACGTCCGCGTTGGATATCGCCAATCTGCTGGTCGATTATTTCGACGCCGACATCATCAAAGCAGACATAAACAAGCCAAGCAATCAACAGGGAGCCTGAAATGAAACGTATTCCACTCAAGGACACGGAACGCTACACGGTCGAACGGTTCAAGCAGGGCAAGAAGACGGAACGGCATCTCGCGTGGCTGAAGAGCCGTAAGGCCGGTGTGGGCGGCAGCGATATGAGCACGATTCTCGGCCTGAATTCCTTCAAGACGCCTTACGAATTGTGGCTTGAGAAGACCGGCCGTGTGGAGCCGGAGGACATTTCGGACAAGTGGGCGGTGGTCAAGGGCAATGCCCTGGAAAACGAATTAAGGAAGCGATTCCGCGCGCAGCATCCAGAAATGCTCGTCACGGACGGCACCGACAAGCAGTTCATCGCTCGCCAGAGGCCATACCTGCGCGCTTCACTTGACGGCATCCTGCAAGGGGAGGACGGAAGCTTTGGAATCCTCGAAATCAAAACGGCGAGCGGCCGTCGAGCGGGGGACTGGCATGACGAGGATGGCAACCTCCGAATCCCGCCATACTACTTGGCTCAAGTCGAATTCTACGCGCTCGTCACCGGCTGGACGTGGGGCTATGTCTACGCGGCCATCGGAGACGACGAGCCGGTAGAGATACCGTTCAAGGCCGACGTGGAGGATATGGCCGCGATCGACAAGGCCGCCACCGACTTCTGGCATTTCGTCACCACAGGCACGCCACCGCAATTGACCGGCGGGGACGTGCAGAAGGCGTTCCCCGAGCCAACGCCGGACATTGTGGACGAAAGCGACGATGACGACCTGTACGACCTGCTCGCAAGATACGAGAGCGCCACCGGAATGCTGAATGACATGAAGTCCGCTCAGAAGGAATTGCAGGAGCAGATCATTCTGCGCATCGGCTCGCACACCGGCATCAAGTGCGGGAATTTGCAGGCCACCTACAAGCCGATGACCCGCAAGGAATACACCGTCAAAGCCACCACCTACCGCAAATTCGCGCTCAAAACCATCGAAGAAAAGGAGCAATAAAAATGGGAGCAATCGCACAGCAGGCGCAGGGACAGCAGTTACAGCCACTCAATCCGAAGGGCAAGCTCAAGCAGCTTGTGGAGCATTCATGGCCGCAGATCGCACGCGTCATCGGCGGCAACCTCGACAGCGAGGCATTGTTGCAGATGTGCATCAGCAGCATCAACCGCACTCCCGCATTGGCCGACTGCACGCCGGTGAGTGTCCTTTCCTGCTTCATGCAGTGCGCCGCTCTTGGCTTGCGCCCGTCCGACGTGGACGGATTGGGACAGGCGTACATCCTGCCCTATGGCAACAAGAACTATGCCACGGGGGAGAAGCAGGCCACGTTCGTCATCGGCTACAAGGGCATGCTGAAACTGTTGGAGAACAGTGGAATCTACGCGCAGCCGCGAGCCGTCTACGAGGATGACAACATCAAGCTCAAGCTTGACGAAAATGGCGTGCCGACCATCGAATGCCCGGACGAGGTGAACGTGGACGCCGACCACAGCGAGGACAAGCTGAAATTCGTGTACCTCTCCGTCCAGCTGCCGAATGGCGGACGATACGCCGACTACATGTCGAAACGCGACCTGCTCGAATACCGCGAGAAGTACGCGCCACGTAATCGCAGCCGTCAGATCACCGGCCCGTGGGTGAAGAACTTCGTGGAGATGGCGAAGAAGACCATCATCCGCCGCAGTTTCAAGTACATGCCGGTCAGCATCGAAGCGAAGAAAGCCGCGAGCGTTGACGAAACCACGCCGGATTACAGCGACGTGTTCCAACCGGTAATCACCTCTGATGCGACTGATGACGTGACCGCCGAGGTCATGGAAGCGGATACGCCGGAGGATACCGAAGCCGACGTGAAGGAGGCTGAGTGATGGCCGGAGAGACCGTTATCACGATTGTCGGCAATCTTACCGCCGATCCGGAATTGCGCACGACGTCCGCTGGTGCGCAGGTCGCGTCGTTCACGATCGCCAGCACGCCGCGTTCCTGGAACCGCAGCACGAACCAGTTCGAGGACGGTCAGGCTTTGTTCATGCGCTGCAGCGCGTGGCGCGACCTCGCCACTCATTGCGCGCAGAGCCTTGCGAAGGGCATGCGTGTGATCGCGCAGGGTCGCTTGCAGCAGCGTTCCTATCAGGCGAATGATGGGTCCAACCGCACGGTCGTCGAGTTGCAGGTGGATGAAATCGGCCCGTCTCTGCGTTATGCGACGGCTCAGGTGCAGAAGATGCAGTCAGGCGGATACCAGGGCGGTAACGCCAATGGTGGCGGCTATCAGCAGCAGCCGCAGCAGGCACAACAGCAGTCGCAGGCTCCGGCCGATGATCCGTGGAGTGCGCCAGTAGAGCCTGAATTCTGATGCGCGAATGGATAGAGCCACCGGACGTGGAACCGGTATGCCCGAAGCATGGGTGCGCGCTGTATCCGGCGCGCCCCATTCCATGCCCCGAATGCGAAATCGAAGCCGAGGAAGAGGAGGCCGACAACTATGAGCGAGATTGATATCGCGATAGGCAGGCAATTGTGGTGGACACAGAACCGTCGAAGCCGCAGCTGGGCGGTGCCCTACCGGAGGAAGAAGCTGGTCAAGACGATGAGCCTGCTCACCTTCCTAAACCTCATCAACAGTGGCAAGCTCCAAAAGCCCGAGCATTGGCCGGTGCATGTGACCGCCATCATCCACCCATTGACCCACGGACGCTTCGACCCCGAGAACGCGGCCCCAATGGTCAAGGCGATACTCGACGGCATCACCCAGTCAGGCTACTGGCCCGACGACAACGCGGAATACGTGCTCGGCCCGGACTACCGGTTAGGCGAGCCAAGCACTGAAAAAGGCGTCTACCACATCACCATCCGAATCGAAGAGGAGGAACACTAACCATGGCTACCAACGTCACACAGAAAGACAAGACGCTGAACGAAATCATCGACTGGTGCACCGGCATGGGGCAGAAGATGATGAATGAAGCGAACGCTTCGGGATTGGACTCTCTGATGAAGTATATAGGTGCGGCTGGCGCGTACATGACTGTCATCAAACACTGTCAAAACATGCTCGGCTACAGCGGCTCCATGCCGTCCGAGGTGCCGAATCAAAGCGAGGAATGATGTCAAAAGATCGTGACGAAGCCCTGTACGAGTTCGCTCATTGGCTTAGCGAGAAGGGTCGTGAGGCTCGTGAGGAACTGGTGTACAAGCAGTACACGCCATGGATTGATGACGTGGCTCTTGGCCGTCTCGAAGCATACGACGAGGCATACAAGCATTGCAGGGAGATGCTAGGTAATGCCGACTCGATATTCTCCCCGAAATTCGACAAGAAGACCGACCAAAGCGAGGACACGGAATGAGCAGGGCTGAAACCACCGCCATGCTGTCCGAGCTGGTGGAGAAGCGTTTGAGGAATCAGACCGCGTTCTGGGCAAGCGAGGTCAACTTCGACCGCGGTACGCCTGACGATCGGCGAGTGGACTACGTGGGCTTCAAGCCATTGAACGTCAACGGCGAACCGGTGCCCGCAAGCGTGGAGAAAGGCTGCTTCGGGTTCTACGAGGTCAAGTCATGCATGGCTGACTTCACCAGCGGCAACGGCCTGACGTTCTACGGCGACCAGAACTACCTGGTCTGCACGAAGGAACTGTGCGACGAGATCGTATGGCAGAAGATGGTACCCGAGCGCGTGAACGCGATCCTTACCCCCGATTCGACCGGCTCGAAACTGATTCTCGGCCACGTGCAGTCATACAACGACCTGTCATACAGGCGGCGTCCAGCAAGCGAAATCCTCTGGGCAATGGTCAAATCGAACGGAAAGAGAACGAATTGAGCATCGCAGAGGATGAAGCCGAGAAGGCGTATCCGACCCGCTACTGGAATGGAACGCATGTCAAGGAACAGTTTTACTGCGACACGGACGATTTACAGGAAGCTTACCTGCGCGGTCGCGCCGCGCCACCGGCCGACGCCGAGGTCGAAGCCGTGGCGAAACGACTGCTGTGGACGAGCCGCACATGGGACGGCATCGACAGCGACTATCAGGCAAAGGACGAGGAGGATGCATGGGATTACGCCGGCGAAATCCTCGGCATGCGCGAATGCTACGCCGCACAGGCCAGAGATCTGCTCGAAATCGCACGGAAGGCGGCAAACAAATGAGCATCGACGACTGGATTGGAAATATCGGCGTCACCGTCTTTGCAATGTTCTGTGCCTTATTCATCTACTACATCGGCTATGCCGGCTGGACGGAAGATGCGGCTGACACCATCATCATCCGTGATGACGGCCAATCATACGCATGTCAGACCAGCAGAAGCTCACCAGCGCCACACAACTGCAAACCGGTCAAGGAGAAACGATCATGAGCATCAGATACGTCGAATGCGCTCACTGCGGCGAGACTGTCGGCACATATTACGTGACCTGCCCCTACTGCGGATTCAAGCTGGCCGCGCGCAACAAGCCGACGGGCATGGATCCGCTGTATGGCATGACCGACAGCGAATTCTACAAGCGATTCGGGAGCATGTGATGGAAGATGTTGGAATTCTTCCTTGGCCCCCACCAAGCTTGGCGGAACTCGAAAAAGCTTTGGGTTCGATGGACCACAACGGAATCACAAGAGGAGATTAGGCGATGGCTAGACGCGGCTACGTGCAGCTCGTGAACGAATTCTACGCTAACGAGAAGGTGCAGGAACTGGCCCGCAGCGGACGCATGGACGCTGTTGGAGTCTTCTGCATGGCTTTGACGTATTGCGGCGACCATCTCACGGACGGATTCGTGCCGCGCCGCGCCATGCTCTATGTCATCGGCGCCACGGGCGAGCAGGTCAACGCACTGTGCGATGTCGGAATGCTCGAAGCGGTTGACGAAGGCTGGCTGATCCACGACTACACCGCCCACAATCGCACCAAAGAGCAGGTATTGCACGCCAGGAAGAAAAGCGCCGAGCGCGTGGCCAAGCATCGCAACGAATCGGATGTAACGGCGTTACATCGGAACTGTAACGCTGTTACATCGGGACAAACACCAGAACACCAGAACACCAGAACCCAAAAGAAAGATGAAGAAGAATATTCTTCTTCATCCAAAGAAATCGGGCTGAACGACTTCGAGCTGGTCAGGGAGAAAGCTCACGCCAATGCCGCCATAATCCGCGATTACCCGAATCTCGACCTGTCGGACGCGTGGAATGCCTTCGCCGCTCGCCACTACGGCGAGACACGCACCGTCAACGACTGGTGCCGCCAATGGAAAGGCTGGTGCCAGCGCAGAGCCAACATGAGCGGCATACCACCCTCGAAACCACACATACACACGTGGCAATGCTCCCACGTGCTCGAAGCGCTCGGACGCGACAAGGAAACCGCCACGCCAGACCAACAAGCCTGCCAATTAGCCGAAAAACTCAACAAGGAGCCACAATGAGCCAACTTATCACCACAGTGCAGCACAGTCGATTGACCTACACTCTCACCCCCGAAGAATTACGCGAAAAGCTCGCCTGGGCATGGCGGCAAGGCTACGCAGCCGGATGGAAAGACCAGGAATGCGACTTCCCGCCACACACAAGCGAAAACCCATATCTGGAGGCCACAAAATGAACGTCTACATCGTCACCGCAAACGCCGGAGACAGAAACGACTACAGCGATTTCTACATTCCGGATGGCCACAGACCTCCGTTTTCGTGGTGGACCATGGCCGAATACTTATACAGCGGATACGCCGAGGAGGTCAGCATCATGGGCGTCTATTCCACGCGAGGCCAAGCCGAAAACCGCGTCCGTGAACTCGATCGCGAACACTTCGACAAACTCCAAATCTTCGAATGCGTCTTAGACGCCAATTGCTGGAAATACGTCGGAGGATACGAGGAATAGTGAAGCAAAGAATCGACTTCGCCCTGCAACCAGTGTCACTCGGGCCGAACTTCATCGGCTTCGCCGTGGATGTGCCAGTTAAACCATGCAAAAACGGCGAAATAGGACCATTCACCAGAAAAACCACCACCAGCGACGGAACAACCGCCCTCACGTACTACAAGCTTACCGACGACTTCGCAAAAAGACTCGACGAAGCCATCAAAGCCTTCAAAACCAAGCTCACCGAACCGGAGGCCACCAAATGAAGAAAGTGCTCGAGGAAATGATTCTGAAATGGCACAAGGACGGCATCAGCCTGAATGAGACCGCACGCTTGGTCCCGCAAGTGCCAAAAGCCGAAATCGAAGCCATAATCCAGCAGCATGATAAGGAGACCCGACTTTGACCAACTGCAAACACTGCCAGAAGCCAATGAAGCCGGTCGCCGCGAATCTGCTCTGCGCCAGCTGCCGCGAAACCTACTGGCAGCTGATCCGCCAACTCGGACACGTCCAACTGCCCGCCCTGCGCAGCATCATGCTCCGTCAGGCGCACATCGGCTCCACAAGCCACACGCCGAACAAAGGCAACGCGCCACTGCCCATCGACACCCGCGCGCAGGACCTTATCGCAGAATCGGAAGCCTGGCTAGCCGAACAGGCAGGGAAAATCAGAACGGCATACGCTGGATTCGACTGGCGGAAAGCATGGTATGCAATCATCAGCAACCGGCACACCATCCTCAACATGAGCACCGCAGCCGACGACTACGCCGCCCTGGAACACATCATCCGACGCAACGAACAAGCGTTGACGCCGGAAGAAGCCATGGTCATCATCGGCACCTGCCCAAAATGCGGCCACCAAGCCGCCAGCACGCCACAAGCCGAAACATGGACATGCCCAGACTGCAAATGGCAAGGCGGAGTCCAAGCCATCAAAGCCGAACGCGACAACAAACTCTGGCAGCTCGAATACACCGGAAAACCAGTCGAAGTCGCACGCTACCTCGCCAAAATGGACATCCACTGCACCAGCGACCAGATCCGCCAATGGCTCACCAGAGGCAAACTGTCGCACGCCACGCCGACAAAACACAAAGGAGAGTACGTGTTCAACCTCGGAGAAATAACCGCCATGCTTGACTGTCACAATTAAAATGCTATACTGTCGTATGTTTGTAAAATGAAATGGTTCAGCCGGAAAGGGTTGGACCATTTTTCATATCCAGCTTCGGTAGCTCAGTGGCAGAGCACGAGGGATAGCACAGATACCAGAGGACGGAACAGACCGGCCATGGCTTCCATGATTCTTTGAATGCCCGTGATAAGAGATAGTGCATCCCACACAAAACGCTGGTTCGACTCCAGCCCGAAGCACCACAAGGCGGTGATCGTATGCCAGGAAGAGCACGCAAGACCAGCCGCCAATTCGAGAAAGACAAAGCAACATTCTTCGCACAGTGCAAGGCACAGCATGCAGTCTGCTGGTTGTGTGGCATGCCGATAGACTATGCAGCCACGAAGAACACCACCGATGATTCATTCAATCTTGATCACCTCTATCCCGTCTCGAAGCACCCCGAGTTGCAGTTCGACCCGGCAGGCTTCAAACCATCTCACACCAGCTGCAACCGGCTAAGAGGCAACAGTGACCCGCCAGCACCAATCGGCACACTCTCAAGACAATGGATTAAGACAGCATGAGCAAGGAGGCAATGATGCCACAGCAGCCAGTCACACTAGAGCTCACTGCCACAATCAGCGACAAGACATTCCCAATCAGCTCATTCACCGTCAACATCCCGATCAACGTCACCCACAACGAGGTCAACACCTTCATGGTCGGTGACGCATACACCACACTCATCACGCCCAAGCCACCAAGCACAGACGAACTCATCACACGATTCATAAACGCAATCAAAGCATTCACAACAGCATTCGAAACCAACCCCGACGGGGTAGGGGCGGTGAAATCCTAAAAACCACCCCGAACCGACCCACGTCCCGCGTGGTTGGTCTTCCTCTCCCCGATGGCCGAAATTGAACGGGGGTCGCGCGCGCGATTGCAGATTCGAGGTGAAGTATGTCGGTGAAATTCCCGAGCCATAATGTGGCGGAGGCTTTGGAGCGCTCATTGAAGAACGCCGATGGGCTGAAGGCCGTGAATTCCGCAGTGGTCGCGGCCGCCCGCGTACTGGCTGGTCGGATTGACTTCCTGAATGCCACCGGATTCGTTGACGAGAACGGGAAGATCGACAATGTGACTCTGCCGACTTTCCTGAAATACTGCCAGTCTCTCGGATTGACTTTGGACGCTCCAGCGAAGGTCGGGCGTCCGGCCAGGCAGAAGCCCGAAGTCAGGGCTGAGGAAGCGAAGAGCGACAAGGTTATCGCGATGGATGATTTCATGAAGCGGTTCGGCTGAGGAGGTTGCGATGGCGGCTGAGAATCTTACGGTTTTCGGTGCCATCGACGATGCGATGCACGGCGTGACCCTGCCGCGCATCTTCACGCCGCCGTTACGCCCGTTGACGAAGGAGACGAGCAACGGGTTCGCGGTGATCGCGTTTGCGGAGATCATGCTGCACGTGCATTTGTATCCGTGGCAGCAGTGGCTGCTCGTCCATGCTTTGGAATTGCTTGAAGATGGCAGCTATCGCTTTCGTAAGGTGATTGTGCTTGTGGCCCGTCAGAATGGCAAGACGACGCTGATGGGTGTTTTGGCCGCGTGGTGGCTTTTCGTTGATTCCAACAAGCATCCCGACCGTGTGCCGCCCGTGAAGTTCCTGGTGGTCGGCGCAGCGCAGACATTGGACAATGCCAAGGGTCCTTACAATCAGGTCAAGGAGTGGTGCAATCCTCAGCCTTCTACCGATGAGGAAGAAGATCTGGTCATTCCGGATCTCGCCGCGATGACGCAGAAATTTGTGAACACGAACGGCGAGGAGGCGATCATCACCCGCTCGAAGGCCCGCTATATCGTCCGTGCCGACAAGAACATTCGAGCGAAGAGCGCTGCACGTGTGGTGTTTGATGAGCTTCGTGAACAGCATACTGACGATGGCTGGAATGCCGTCAGCCAGACCACGAAGGCCGTCTGGTCGAGCCAATTATGGGGCATTTCGAACGCTGGTGACTATCGCAGCGTCGCGCTTCGCAAGCAGGTCGACAAGGGCCGAAAGCTTGTTGACGAGTGGACGCGCCTGAGCGCAGACGGTGGCAATCCGGCCGACGTGTTCATGTCCGGCGAGCAGGACGGATCGTTCGGCTATTTCGAGTGGAGCGCTCCTGACAAGTGTCCGGTGGATGATGCCGACGCGATCCGTCAGGCGAATCCGTCGCTCGGCTACGGTCCGATGACCGTCATGAGCGTCAGATCGGATATTGACGGCATGACCGAGGCGGCGTTCCGCACCGAGGTTCTGTGCCAATGGGTCACTGCCGACATCATTCCTTTCATCAACCCGAAAATGTGGGCCAGCGGAATCGACTCGCGTTCCACGATACCGGACGGTAATCGCGTCGTCCTGTCCGTGGACACGTCGGCCGACCGTAAGACCACGTATGTGGCCGCCGCCGGAATGCGTGCGGACGGGTTGCCTCATGTGGAGTTGATCGCTCGCCGTGACGGCATGCTCTGGGTGCCGCACTTTTTGGATCTGCTTCGTGAGAGCTGGCCGGGCATCTGCGAGATAGCAGTGCAGTCGAAGGGCTGTCCGGCAGTCGATTTCATCGACCCGCTCACCGAAAAAGGCTGGAACGTGCATCTCATCGAAGGCTTCCGGCTGGGCGCGTGCTGCGGCCGCTTCCACGATCGTGTGCGTGAGGGCAAGCTGCGGCATTTGCCGCAGCCCGCCATCGAACAGCAGGTGAGTGTGGCCGTGTCCCGGCGGCTCGGCGAAGTCGAGGTGTGGGACAGGACGAAATCAGCACTGCAGATCAGCGGCCTAGTGGCCGAATCGCAGGCGCTTTACGCGTTGGAGACCATGCAAGTCGAAAACGAAAAACCGAAATATGCGCCGAGCGTGACCCATTTCGCAGTCGTATGACACAGTGAGGAGGTTTCATGGGGTTCTTTTCTAGATGGCTCAAGAAAAGCCCGGTATCTGTGGCCCAGAAGTTCTCCGAATCGCCAGTGAACATTTCGCAGGTCGCGCAGCTGCCGATCGATTGGTTCGGCGCTGGCGTTTATGATCGTGAGGCTGCGGTGCGTACCGTCATTGACCATATCGCGCGGAATATCGCCAGCATGCCGTTCAAGGTTTACACTCGCCAGCCTGACGGTGACCGCGTGGAGGATACCACAAGCCCGTTGGCGCAATTGATGGCCAAGCCGAGTGTGCTTCCTGGCATGACACGTTACCGATTCTTCTACTCGTTGCTCTGCGATGGCCTGCTCAATGATCGGTGGCTGTGCCTGCTCGATGCCGACAAGCAGTCCGGCAGACTGTGGCTGCGGCGTATTCCGGTGCAGAATTTCACGCTTTCCGGCAATACTCTTGATGAGATCACCGGCGTGCAGATCAGCACCGGACAGCCGGAAGGAAGCCAGTATTTCAATCTGCCAGACCCGCAGATTCTGCTTGATGTGGGGTACAGCACGTCCGGCATCGGCGGTTCTCCGGTGTCCGGCACTCTCGCACCGCTTTTGGCGGAGGCGCGTGAGATGGCCGAATATCGTCGTGCGATTGCCAAGAACGGCGGTCAGATTCCGGCGTACATCTCGCGTCCGAAGGAGATGCCGTGGCCGTCGCAGGAGGCGCAGGACGAATTCGTGCAGGGCATGCGCAATTACAAGGCTGGAGGCAATCTCGCCGGTGGCTGGCCGCTGCTCAACGACGGCATGGAAATCAAGACCGTGGACGCGTTCAAGCCGATCGACATGCAGGACATTGATGCGAGGGACAGGATTCGCATAGACGTGGCCAACGCTTTCCATATCGCGCCGGAGAATCTTGGCTTTCGCAGTGGCACGAATTCCAACATCGCTTCCTTCAAGGAGCAGATGTGGAATGTGGAATTGATGCCGTACATCGTGGCGTTCGAACAGTCGCTCAATCTGCTGCTGCCTGACGCGCTCGGCCAGCCGGACGCCTACATCGAAGCGAATGTGGATGCGAAGCTTCGCGGCACGTTCTCCGAGCAGTATCAGGCGCTCAGCACGGCCACGGGGCGCAGCTTCATGACCACGAACGAGGCGCGGCGCATCCTCAACTATCCGAAGCTCGATGGTGGCGACGAATTGGTGACGCCATTGAATGTGGCAACCGGCGGACAGCCCAGCCCGCAGGATGGCGGCAGGACGCAGAACGCGCAACAGAACAATCCAGTGAACGGAGAAGGACAGTGAATCTCAAACAGCTCAGATTCAACGTGAAATCCTTGGATGATTCGGCTGGCGAAGGCGTTTTCAGCGGCTACGCCAGCACTTTCGGCAACAAGGACCTGCAGGGTGACGTGATCGCCAAAGGCGCTTTCGCGGAGACCTTGGAGAAGGACTACGCCGGCGGAGCCGGCATCCCGATCCATTGGAACCATCAGGACGGCAAGCCGACCGACATCATCGGACGCACCTTGAGCGCCGTCGAGGACGAGAAGGGCCTGCTCATCTCGGCCCAGCTCGACATCGAGGATAATCCGACCGCCCAGCAGGCTTACGACCTGCTCAAGGATGGCAGGGTCCATCAGATGAGCATCGGCTTCGTGCCGACGAAGACCGCGTGGATCACGGAAAAAGGCGACGGCCCGTGGGGCGGCCATTCCGAATTCCAGCAGATCAAGCTTTTCGAGATCAGCGTGGTGCCGGTGGCCGCGAACCAGCAGGCCGAGATTCTGGCGGTGAAGTCAGGTCGCGCCATCAGCTCCGCCAACGAGGAGAAGCTTCGTGCGGCTTTGGCGTCGATGAACGAGGTGTTGGAAGGCATTGATTCCGACAATTCCAGCACTTCCGACGAAGATAAGCCGGATGATTCCAAGACCGGCGAGCAACAGGATAAGAAGCTTGCCCCTAATAAGGGTAGGGACGCGGAGGCTGAGAAGGCCGAGCGTCTGAATGTAATCAAATCCGCCCGTGAACTGGTCACTGGCGGCAAGGACAACAAGGAGACCAAATGAGTTTCAATGATCGTCTCGCCAAGACCAAGGCCGCCATCGAAGCGGTGCTGGCCAAGGGCGAGGATAATCTCACCGCTTCCGACATCGAGAAGCTGAAGGGTCTGAACGCCGAAGCGCACGAATTGCAGGATTCCATCGAAACGGTGGATGCGGTGCATAAGCGTTTCGCGGGATTGACCGACAATCTGGCGGACACACAGAAGAGCGGAGCCGCATCCGGCGAATCTCTTGGCGATTTCGTCGTGAAGAACATCGGCGAACAGCTGGCGAAGATAAAGGGAGTTTCGGGAGCGTCAATCGCAGCACCGGAATGGGTTCCGCGCCGCAAGGCCAACACTGACACGCAGGTTACCGGCGGACCGTCCGGCGTGTACGGCTCCCTGTTGACATACGTGGACCCGAATTTCGTCCAGGCTTACCGCCGTCCGACCATCACCAACCTATTCGGTGTCGGCGCGATGAGCGGACAGGCCATCATCTACTACGTGGAAGGCGAAAAGGAAGGCGATTTCGAAACCGTCGGCGAAGGCGAGAAATTCAGTCAGATCCATTACGCCGACGCGACAGAGCACACCGACGCATTATCCACAATCGCTGGATTCATCAAGGAATCCAACGACATGGTCACCGACCTCGAATTCCTGAAGTCCGACATCGATGGACGTCTGCTCTACGATCTGAGCATCGCCGAGGAGAAGCAGCTGCTCAACGGCGACGGCACCGGCAAGAACATCAAGGGCCTGCTGAATCGTGAAGGAATCCAGTCATACACCGCTACCGACGCCGGCAATGACGTTGCCGTACTGCACGCGCAGTCGATGATCTCCACCACGACCGGCATGATGCCGGATGCCCTTGTCATCAATCCGACAGACTATGAGGCCATTCGATTGAAGAAGGACAATGATGGCAATTTCATCGGCGGTGGACCGTTCTACGGCGTGAATGGCGGCGCGCTGACCATCACTCCGCGCCTCTGGGGTCTGGACACCGTGGTGACTTCCGCTGTCGACGCCGGCACAGCCATCGTCGGCTCCTTTAAGGGCGCTGCCACCTTCTATCGCAAGGGCGGCGTGACGGTCGAGGCCACCAATTCCAATGACACCGACTTCATCTCCGATCTGGTGACCATTCGCGCCAAGGAGCGTGTGGCTTTGGCCGTGCGCAAGCCGAAGGCTTTCGTCAAGCTGACCCTTAAGTAAGGAGACGTGATATGGCTCGACAGTTTCGAGTGATTCCAGCCTCGGCGGCGAAACTTGACCCGAATGCCAACGTGGCCGATGTGGTCTTCGTCGGGGCCAACGGCAAGCCGACCGATATTGGCAGCGCTGCAGTGAAGCCTGCAACGCATGTGGCTTTGGCCGCCGGCGACACACCAACCAAGAGCGAATTCGACGCCCTGGTCAATTCTCTGATTGCGGCTGGCCTGATGGCTGCAGAGTAAGCGTGGAGGTCGGCATGATTGATGTGAATGTGATTCCTGACATGATTGCCGACCCTTCGGCTTTCGAGGATGACGTCGCCTTCCGGCTTAAGGCCGCGCAGGCGGCCATCCGCCGCGAATGCGGTTGGCATGTCATGCCGAACGCGGCATTGTCCGGCGTCATCAACTCGCGTGGCGGCACGGTGATTCGGCTGCCTGCCCGTCATGTGACGAGCATCGAATCATTGACCGACCGCGACGGCAACAAGCTGGCTTACGCCTATGACCCTGAGACGGGTCTTGTGGAGTCGCTTTCCGGTGGCTTTCCGGTCGGTGTTGCGGCCATCCGCTACGCGATCCATGCCGGCTATGATGACGCGCCGGACGTGCAGCAGGTGCTCATCAGTGCCGCGAAGCGAGCTGGCATGAGTCCGGTCGGGCTCGTCACCTCGCAGTCCACCAACGGCTCCAGCGCGAGCTTCGACGTGGTGTCGCTCATGCAGGAGGAGAAGGACAAGCTCAAACCCTACCGGCTTGGAGGATTGCCATGAGCCTGCTTGACGACCTGACCGCTGGCGGCGGCTGGCGTATGCCTGGCGTGACCAAGTGGCGGCGACTGCGTGCGAGGAAGGTCGATGACTCGTATTCCGGCGAACAGTCCGGCGAGGACTGGTCCAATCCGGAAACTTTGGATTTCACTGGCGCTCTCGCCAGTTCCAGCAGCACGCGCACGCCGGACGGTCTGCGCGAGCAGACCACGAGCACGGCTTACCTTACGTCTCCTGACCCGTCCTTGGACATCATGCCGGGTGACAGGATTCGAGCGTTGCCGGATGACGGGCGATGTTGGGAGGTCAGCGGCTATCCGAGTCGTGACGCGAATGCTTTCGTGTCATGGCAGCCGACGATTGAGATTCCACTATCCGAATATCGGGGGTGATGGCTTTGGGAGTGATGGTCAAATTCAACGACAAATATTTTGACGAATTGATGAATTCGGCTGGTGTCAAGGCCATGACACGTCGTGCCGCCGAGAAGACGCTCGCATATGCGCAATCGCATGCTCCGGTGGACACGGGCGCGTATCGCGATGGCCTCCAGATCGAGGAGGTCAAGCATGCGCATCGAACCACATGCATGGTGGTCGGCACTGATCCGAAGACCCTGCTCGTGGAATCGAAGACTGGCAATCTCCGCAAGGCGTTGAAGGCAGGCAAAACATGACGGCAGTCCTGCCACCGGATCTTGAGCTTTGGCTGTGCTCGTATCTGCGCGCGCGGTTGAAATCGTCTTTTCCGACGGTCATCGTTTCGAATCGTGAGCCGGACGATTACGACGGCTCACGGCCGCTCGTCGTGGTGCGTGACGATGGCGGTTCGCAGTCGAATCGCGTGCTCTTCGACCGGAGCGTCGGCGTGACCGTGCGTTACGGGGCTCGTGCCGCTCCGAAACCATGCCGTGACTTGGCATCCAGAATCTACGGTTTGCTCACCGACCCGGCGATTTGCTCGCTTGACGGTTCACCGATTGCGGGCATTGATGAGGACGGGTGCAATGGCCCGTATTTCGTGGCCGAGGACGCGAACATCGCCAGATGCTATCTGACTCTCGAATTCTCCGCTATTGGAGAATTCCAATAATTCAATAATTCTTAATTTTAGGCGTTGAAACGTTTGTTTCAGCGCCTTTTTTGTTTGAAAGGACAAAATATGGCAGCTGATGCAGCAGGCAATGACCTGAGCGCCGCGAAGATCGTGGTTACAAGCGCCTTCCGCTTCGCCCCTTATGATGCGACGCAGAAGCTGACCGCCGATCTCATCGCGCCGACCGTGGCCGACGTGAAGACCGGCTTGGACAAGATTTTCAGCAAAGGCGGTTTCGTCGGCCTCATCACCGAGGATGGCGCACCGCAGCCCGGCCGCGACGCCGATGATGCGATCAAGTTCCATCAGCCTGGCTACAGCGTTAATGGCACGGCTTCGCTGACCGAACAGTTCACCGTGGCCGAGGATAACGACATCACGCGCCAGATGACCATCGGAACGCCGGACACCAATGGCGTCTATCACGTGACCGATGTGATCCAGGATGGCAAGTGGTTCTGCTACAAGGAGACCGTTTTCAAGAACGGCACGCACCGCCGCCGTCTGGGTGTCGTGAATCTGACCAGCAACGAGCAGGGTCAGGAGACCTCCGGCAAAAACACCGGTGACGCCTGGACCATCGAATGGATTCAGGATGCCGCCTGCGATTCCGGCAACAGCAAGTATTTGGAGTCCTTCGTGACTCCGACTGTTTCGTCCGATGCTCACGCCGACGATCATCAGGCTGATGATTCCGAGTCTCAGACGGTCACCGACTGACATTGATTCTTCCCAGCATGTGTTTCTTTCTTCCTTTCTTCGCATGTGCTGGGATTCTTTCCTCTTCATCCATGAACGTAAAGGAATTTTTCATAGTCGTTTGAAAGAAGGAAGAAATGACCGAGAATGTGATGCCCTCCGCCGCCGATTTCGACGCATGGACTCAGGAGGATGAGGACAAGGCGCTTGAAGCGTCGGCCGAGCGGATGAAGGTGAAGCACCTCATCAAGGACGACGGCGTGTGGTTCCTCGCACCGCACGGCCACATTTACAAGCTGCCTCTGAATCTCAGCATCGATGATTTCGTGCGCCTGTCCGATCTGCAGTCCAACACGGAGCAGATTCAGGCTTTGAAGGATATTCTCGCGGCTTTTGCTGGCGAGGATGCGGCCAAGGAGTTGGCGAAGGAGCCGGCAATGGTTCCATTCAACATCCTCAACGATTACGGCGAGGTTTTGTCGAAGATTCAGGGTGTGGAATTGGGAAAATCGTCGGCTTCTGCCAGCTCCTCCGAGGGGAAGACGGCGACCGAATAAGGGCTGATTTCGCGGCGCGTGGATGGAGTCTGCAGGCCGATCTGGGCGGCAGACTCCGCTATGCGGACGCGATCGCCTTGTGGGAGAGCCTTTCGGCTGATCCGTCGACGTATTGCGGCATGACTGCGGTGCATATGGTGCTGCCGATGGATGCGACGGCGATCATTACCGCGATTCAGGCTGGCGGCACGTCGATTCTTGGTGACCTCGCGCCGGAAAAGGCTGGGAAGAAGCATGTCGAAGTGACCGATGAGGAGCGTCGTGCGGCTTTGGCGTCGATGAGCAGCATCTTCGGCTTCAAAAAAACAAGTGAATAGAGGAGGCTGTCATGGCTGGCGGTAGCGAGCTTGGGTCCGCGCATGTGAGCATTTTCCCGCAGATGAGGGGCTTCCGCCAGAATGTGGCCAAGGAGACCGGTAAGGCCGTCGGCGACATGAAGACGGCCTTTGGCAAGGGCTTCAATGGAGCGCAGCAGGGCAAGAAGGTCGGCAGCGCTTTCAAGTCCGGTTTCAATAGTGGCGCCGCCGAATTGAATTCCGAAGCTTTGAAGTCCTTCAAAAAGGACGTGGCTCAAGCCTCGCAGAAGAATACTGACGCCTTGCTGAAATTCAAGGCGGCTGGCGTGCAGGTGCAGGCCGCACAGGAGAAACTGAACGCCGCCACACAGAAATATGGGGCTGATTCGACTCAGGCTCAGGCTGCGGCCATCAAACTGGAGCAGGCGCAGATCAAGCAAAAAGCGGCCGCCGACAATCTCAAGGCGGCGTCCGACAACCTCAAGACGGCGCAAGGACGGCTCAAGGAGCTTGAGACGCAGTTGGTCGCCGAGGCGGACAAGTCGAAGAACGCGTTCAGCCGTATGGCTTCCGGCTTCACGTCAACCGCTCAGCAGATTGTCGGCAAGATTCCGGGCGTGAACGCGGCGGTGCAGAAGATCAGTTCGACGGCTGGCGAGGTCACGTCCAACATCAAAAGCAAGTTTTCAGCTGCTTGGAATGCTTTGCCGGAGGGTGCGCGTAATGCGGCCGCGAAGGCCGGTAATGCGTTGCATTCGGGTTTGAGCAAGGCTTCCGGGTTCGCTTCGAAGGCGGTGTCCGGCATCGGCAAGGCGGCTAAGGGCATGGCCACCGTCGTGTCCGGCGCCGCTGCCGCCGCTGGCGGATATCTGGTGAATTTCGGCAAGCAGGCCGTGGATGCGGCCCTCAAGGCCGGTGAGGTGACCGCGAAATTCCAGCAGGTCGCCAAGAACAACAATTGGACGGATGAGGAGCAGAAGTCGCTGCTCAGCCTAAACAAGACGCTTGGACAGACCGGCGTCATATCCGGTGGCACCTTGAAGGCCGCTCAGGCACAGCTCGGCACTTTCGCGCTGACGGCGGATCAGGTCAAGACTTTGACGCCCGCTTTGGCGGACATGATCGCCAATAACAAGGGTTATAACGCGACGGCGCAGGATGGCGTGCAGATAGCGAATCTGCTTGGCAAGGTCATGACCGGCTCGGCTACCGCGCTGAGCAAATATGGCGTGACCATGACGGACGCGCAGAAGAAGGTCCTTCAGGAGGGTAGCGCGTCCGAGAAGGCCGCGATGGCCGCGAAGGTCCTGGAAGCGAATTTCGGCGGCATCAACAAGGCCCTGGCGGACACGCCGCAGGGCAAGATGACCATCCTCCAGCATGAAATCGCTGGATTGAAGACTTCGGTCGGCAATGATCTGATCGCGGCTTTCGGTGGTGTCGGCGGCGCGGTCATCAAGATGGTGCAGGCCGTCGAACCGCTCATCACCGCGCTGTTCGACAAGATCGCTCAGCTGGCGCAGAAGATCGGCCCGCCGCTGGAGAAAGTGTTCGGAGCGATCGCCGACAAGATCGGCAAAATCGATTTCAATGGCTTCGCGGGCCAATTGTCTGGATTGTCCGGCCCCATCGCCGCCGTGACCGGCTTGCTTGGCGCGGCTGGTCTTGGCGGCGCTTTGAGCGGATTGAGTGGCGTGCCGGTGATTGGCGGATTGCTGTCGAAGTTCGGCGGCGTCCTGAGTGGTCTTGGTGGTCCTGTCACTTTGGTGATTGGCGCTCTGGCCGGCCTTATCGCCACGAGCCCGCAATTGCGCAGCGAATTCGGCACGATGCTGCAGAACGTTTTCGTCAGCTTGCAGCAGGCATTCCAAATGCTTCAGCCGTCGATTCAGACGCTCATGACGGCTTTGAGTCAATTGGCGGCAGCTGTCATGCCGGTAATCACCAATCTCGTCGGCCAGATAATCCCGCTGCTGACGCCGATAATCTCCACGCTTGTGGGTGCTTTGGTGCCGGCCATTCAAGGCATTCTGACCGTGGTGACCACCGTCATTCAGGCGATAACTCCGGCCATCCAAGGAGTCCAGCCGGTTGTCACGGCGGTGGTCGCGGCCATCACGGCTGTGATTCAGGCGCTCATGCCGGTCATCTCGCAGATCAGCAGTCTCATCACTGACGTGGTGGCTGCCATCACGCCGGTGATTCAGGGCCTTGAGCCTTTGGTTACGACGGTGGTGCAGGCGATTACCAGCGTGATTCAGACTCTGGTGCCGGTGATTCAAGCTCTCGCACCATTGGTGTCCACCATCATTTCCGCGATCGTCGGCTTCATTAGCTCGACATTGCTGCCGACCGTGCAGGCCATGCTGCCGTTCATCCAGGGCGTCATCAGTGGAATCGCTTCGGTTGTCAGCGGCATTGTGAATGTGATCCAGGGTGTCATCAATCTGGTGACCGGTCTGATTCACGGCAATTGGCAGCAGGCATGGAACGGTTTCAGCCAGATCGTGCATGGTGTCGTGCAGGGTGTGCTTGGCTTCCTTGGTGGCATCGGCAATGCCATCATGGGCGTGTTCGCCGGTGCTGGCGCGTGGCTGTGGAACGCCGGCGCGAGCATCATCAATGGTCTGCTCAATGGTTTGAGATCCGCATTCGGCAGAGTGAAGAGCTTTGTGAGCGGCATCGGCGATTGGATCGTCAGACACAAGGGTCCGCTCAGCTACGACAAGGTGATGCTCAAGCCTGCTGGCTTGGCGATCATGCAGGGCTTTGACAAGAGTCTCAAGGCTGGTTGGAAGGACGTGCAGCGCACTGTCAATGGCATGAACGCGCAGATCAATGGCGGTTTCGATGTGGATGCGTCGAAGTCGGGGCGCGCGAATGTCAGCAATGGCGGTGGTTCGACCACGTATGTCCAGCAGACGTTTAATTATCCGGCGATCGCTCCGACGAGCATTAGCACGCAGCAGAAATTGCAGACGGCGGCGATGCCGCAATGGTGACACACAAGTGAAAAGGGTGGTGCAATGATTCTCACGGATTATCTCATCAATGGTCAGCAGCTGACTGGTGAGCGTTCGAGTCTGATAGTCGGCACCACCCATTTCACGAGCATTAGCCCGCGCATTAATTCCGTCACGGTGAATGGTCGGAGTGGTGTGATGCTTCCTGCTGGCCCACTGGCTTTCGGCGCGCCGGAAATCACGCTGAAATTCATCACGAATGGGCCTGATGCGGATGCTCTGATGCACCGCTTCTACCGCTTGTGCCGTTTGGCTTCCAAGCTGACGCGCGTGGAGCGTGACACGGTGTCCGGTTGGACTCGGCGCATGACCGCCAGCGCGGTGTGCACGTCATGTCAGCCGGACGGTGACGAGATTCCGTGGGATGACCACCGCGCGGCCACCGCCGCCTTCCAATTGCCTGACGTTTATTGGCAGGGGGAGCAGTGGCAGGAGCGCACCTTGGACGCGACTGGCGGGCGTCTCATGGCCGGTAGTGTCGATAAGCCCAGCAACAAGGGTTATTGGACACGGTGGGCTGGATTGCCTAACGCCAGTCCGTCCGAGCTTTTCGACACCGTGCCGGAGGGCTGGCTTTCCAATGCGCCAATCGGCACGCTGGTATTGCGTTTCGGCGCGGCCACTGGCGTTACCATCGCAGATCCGGTGAGTGGCACGAATCTCATGTGGGGCGGCAAACGTGACGCCTCACGACCTTACCTCTTCGTCGATGCAGCCAATCGCAAGGCGTGGACGGCGGCCAATGCCGACGCATGGTCCGGTGGTACGGACGCATCGAATGGCATCGACTGGACCACCGAGCCACTGCAAGTGTGGCCCGCAATCGATTCCGGCGATTATCGCATCACCATCAAACAGACCGGCAGCGCCGACAAGGTGGTCTGCCGGTTTTTGCAATCCTGGGAGTGATCCATGGCAAAGTCCCTTCATGCCCGTCTCGTGGCATATCGTCCATTCGGTGAGCGCATCGGTGTGCTGGCCGAGCCGGTGAGCTTCAGCGCATCGATGCTCCACAATGATGATGGCGCAATCAGCATCGAATACTCAATGCTGTCCGGTGACGCGCAGGCGTTCGACCGTGAGCTGACCGATGGCCTGGAAGTGGCCGTGGAAGTGTCGGACGGTAATGGCTTCAAGGAGCCGGATAATGCGCGATTCGTCATCACGGGCCGCTCCGGCAAGACGGATGACCGTACCAAGACCATCACTTATTCCGGTCAGTCGATTGGCTGGCTGCTGTCCAAGGCCGAAAACAATGATTCGTCGCACCTCATCGCCGATGGCGATAACAAGGGTAAAAGGCCTTTTTATTCTTCTAATCCGGGCACGATTCTCAAGACTTTGCTGGACGAAAATCGTCAGCGTGGTGGCGTGGCCACTGGTCTGACCTTGGGCTTCGACACGGCCAAGGACGCGGCTGGCAGGAATTGGGCAAAAAAGTACACTCTGTACTATTCGCTCGGCACTGATTTGCAGACCATCCTGGACGCCCTGGTCAATGGTGGCGTCTGCGACTGGCGCACAAGCGGCAGGGTACTCAAGCTTTGGAATGCGGACAGCACCGCCTTGAGCCGTGACCTGAGCGAGAGCATTGTGCTGCAATTGGCGCGTGACATCAGCGAAGCCCCATTCGAGGAGTCCATCGCCGACCTGGCATCAACCATCCTTGTCGAGGGTGACAATAATCTGCTTTTTCGCATGGACAATCCGGCTGCTCCGACGCCTTGGGGCAAGTGGGAATCCTATAGCTCGCAGGGTGGCGTGTCCGATAAGGATACCGCGCAGGCATTCATGCAGTCCACGCTTGATGATGCGGCTAGGGTACGCGGCCAGTACACGCGCGATCTGGTGACTTCCGGCGTGGATGATCTACCGCTCATCGACTTCCACGCCGGCGACTGGATCACCGCGCCAACAGTCACTCACGGCGAGAAGGTGCGCGTGCAGGAAATCGACCTGAGCATGCGCCAGAACGAGGGCTTATCCTGCTCAATCGCTCTGAATGATATTAAGTATGACGCTTCCGTGCGTCAGGCGAAGAAAATCAAAGGCATCACCGGCGGTGCCGCATTGGCCGGCAGCGAGGGCGGCACGACCGCCTCTTCCGATCGCGACCATCGCGTACCGAAGGCCCCGCTTGGGCTTGTGGTGCAGACGGACGCCTATATAGGCGCGGATGGTTATGCGCATGGTCTGGCGACCGCCTCGTGGAGTGCGGTCACGCAGGCCACGAACAATACCGCTATTGAGATTAGCAGTTATGCCGTCGAGTGGCGTAAGCACGTGGATGGTGCGCCGTGGCATTCCGCTGGCACGACGGATAAGACGCAGCTTGGCTTCGGCGGCTTGGATTGTGGCACGCAAATCGAGGTGCGCGTCAGGGCTGTGCCGACGTATTCGGACAAGCTTGGCGAATGGTCGGCCGTCGTGGTGGCAACTGTGGAGTCGGATACGACGCCATGCTCCGTACCGTCGAAGCCGGTATTGTCGTCCGAGCTTGGCGTGGTGACCGTCCACTGGGATGGCAGGACAAGCACTGGCGCGTCGATGGAATCGGACTTCGACCATATCGAGGTCGGCGAGGGTGTCAATGCGTCCGGCATGACCGTCATCAGCGCCACGCAGGCAGGTCAGGGCGATTACCTTATTACCGGCCTGGAAGCAAGCTCCGAGCGTTCCTATGCGTTCCGGTCCGTGGATCATGCTGGCAACCGTTCCGACTGGTCGGCCATCGCCACGGTCACCGTGGCTTCCGCCGTGTCGCCTGAAGAGGTCAAGCAGATTCAGAAGGATTTGGCTGACAATCAGACGGCTTTGAAGGATAACACCGCGAAGCTGGATCAGGCGCGGAAGGACATCCAGTCCAACAAGTCTAATCTTGATGCGGCGAATCAGACGCTCGCTCAAGCCAAGACCGAACTATCGCAGGCGCGGAAGGATATCGCGCAGACCAAGAGCGACCTGACCACGGCGAACGGTGAGATTTCGAAGGCCAAGGAGTCGGCTGCGCAGGCATATGCCGAAGCCCACAGCAAGAACCATACGTTTCGCGGGCCCGACGAGCCGGACGCCTCCAAAGGGCTGATCGTCGGCGACCTGTGGCTCAAGACGCAGAAGTATTGGACGAGGTGGAAAGGCGAGAAAAACAACTCACCGAGCCTCTTGGCCGACTTCTACACCTACTGGACCGGCGAAGCCAATAATTCTCCTTCCGTGCTTGTGCCCTTGTCCGATCGTGTGATTGACACGCTGGTGTGGGATGGTGCCGCTTGGAACCACATGGGCTATGCCGACGTGGAGCGCAATGCCGACGAAATCGCTCAGGCGAAGTCCGACATCGCGGACAATGCCGCGAAGACAACCGACGCCAAGAAGACTGCCGAGAATGCCGCTGCCGCAGCGAAGACCGCGCAGGGCACGGCAGACAGTGCGAAGAGCGCCGCAGGCACGGCCCAGTCAACGGCGGATGCCGCACAGACTGCCGCTAAGAGTGCCACCGCGACCGCAGGTCAGGCTAAGGATGCGGCCAATGCCGCGCAGACCGCCGCCGAGAGCGCGAAGAAGACCGCTGGCAATGCGGAAACTTTGGCGAACACCGCCAACGCTTCGGCCAATGCGGCCAAGTCCGACGCGGCTTCCGCCAAGTCGGACGCTTCCGCCGCGAAGACCGATGCGGCCAATGCCAAGGCCACCGCCGCGAACGCTTCGAGCGTTGCCACGCAGGCCAAGGCCACCGCCGACAGTGCGGCACAGTCCGCCACGGACGCGGCCAATGCCGCGCAGAAGGCGAATACGGCTGCTGCGGCGGCGGCTGGCGTGGCGAACGGCAAGGCCGACGTGCTCATCCAGTTCACTGCGCCGGATACGTCGATGCGCAAGCCGACTACCTTGTGGATTGACACCACCGGTGGCGCGAACACGCCGAAACGGTGGAACGGGTCGGCTTGGGTGGCGGTGACGGACAAGGCCGCTACCGATGCGGCAAACGCCGCCGTCAAGGCGAATGATGCGGCCAAAACCGCTCAATCCACCGCCGACAAGGCTTCGACCGCCGCCGCGAACGCCGCGTCACAGGCGAATCAGGCGCAGGCCGCAGCTAAAAAGGCGCAGACCACCGCTGACGGCAAGAATCTGATCTACCGCGGCCCCGACGAACCCGCGCATGATGGGTTGAAGCCCGGCGACATGTGGTGGAGGACGCAGAAGTATTGGACGCGCTGGCAGGGCGAGAAGAACAACAGCCCCTCACTGCTTGCCGACTTCTACACCTACTGGACCGGCGCGCCGAACAACAGTCCGAGCGTCTTGGTGCCATTGTCCGACCGTGTGGTCGAGGTGCTGACGTGGGATGGCACGCGCTTCGAACCGTTTGACCTCGTGGCGAACAACATCCTCGCTGCTGGGACGGTGGCCGCGAAGCATCTTGCCACCGACTCAGTGACGGCGGAGAAGGTCAAGGCCAATGCCATCACGGTGGACAAGCTCGCAGCAAACAGCGTGACCACTGAAAAGCTGGTGGCTGATGCGGTGACCGCCGCGAAACTCGCCGCCAACTCGGTGCAGGCGCGGAATATAGTCGCACTGTCCATCACGTCCGACAAGATTGCAGCCAATTCCGTGACCACGGGCAAGCTGAAGGTCACGGAGGATATGACCGTGGCCTTGCTCAACGTCCACAAGATTCAGGCCGGGGAGATTGCGGCTAATGCCGTGACCACTGCTGCCTTGGCGGCTGGTGTCGTGAATGCCGACAAATTGGCTGCTAATTCGGTCAATGCGTCCAAGATTGTGACCGGTGCCATCACCGCCGACAAGCTCGCGGCCAATTCGGTGACGGCTGTCAAGATCGCGGCTGGCACTATCACGTCCGACAAGGTGGCGGCGGGCCAGTTCAAGGGCTATGTCTTCACCGGCGCTATATTCCAGAGCTCCGAGGCCGCGAACACGGGCATGAAGCTCAATTCGACAGCCCTGCAAATGTGGGATTCCAACCACAAACAGACCGTCTATCTCGACGGCGAGGGTAAGTCGAACGTTCTGACGGGCACGTTCCAAACCCGCACGAGCGGGCACAGAATCCGAATCAGCCCGGATTACCAGTCGTATGCGATCAGCGGCTCGGAGACGTTCGTGGGCGACGGCATTGAATTCCCCGCCTACAACGGCTCGACCGGCCACTACCGGTATCCGGCCATCGCGTCGGCGATCCAGTCGAGTGAGGTCGGCACGATGAGCGAGCTGGACTTGTGGAGCGGATATGTGGCAAAGAACGATCCGGGCACGCAGCTCCGACTCCAGTCGAGGCCACGGTCGAAGGGCGCGACCGGCAGCGGCGTCACCTCGATGGCATACCTTTCAGCTAGCACGGACCGTGACGAGGCGGACGCCAGCAAGAAGAGCAGTGCCTGGCTCGACATGGAGGGCGTCGGCGGATCAGGCGCAAGCGCGTATTTGGAAGTGCGCAGCGATTCTGGATCGCTCTGCAAAACCGTCGTCAACGCATACGGTGCGAAAGCGAAGACGTGGTGCACCGCGTCGGACGCGAACGGCGAGATCGGCGTGGGCTCGGACATCAGCACCGGATACCTGTATCTCGGCGGCTATCTCAGCGGCATCACAAACCGCCACACATTCCAAAGCACCAATTGGCGAATCTACCAGAACGCGACGCTAGCCGCGGGCTTCACCGTGCCACAGACCACGTGGTCGTGGACGCCGGCGAAGTTCGGACGCTACTACGGCGTGTGCAATTCCGACCTCAACTGGGGGTCGATCTTCATGCACGCGTGCAACACCGGCGGCGCTGGGTCGATGCAGGTTATGGGGTACAACGCCGGAAACGGAGCCTTCCATGGCGACATGTACGTCAACGCCATCGCCTGGCTGACCAAATAAAGGAGGAATCATGCAAACGGTCGTGGAAGGTGGAAACCTCATCATCCGCGCGGAGAAAAATGGAGAACAGGGGCTTGTGTGCGGCATGGACGCTATCGCCGCATGGCGGGCACTGCTCGGCACGACGAGCGTCGCCGAGACCTGCGCGGCCATGATGCAGGCAAGGGAATCGGCCGGCTCGTATGATCCGCAGACCGGGCGGAACGCATACACGACCGCCTATGAGGGTTTGGAAGCGGCCTTGTCGGATACTGCGGCGGAATCCGTGTCCATGATGTCCGACAGTGGCGAGGTGCAGGATGATCCGATGACGGCCGCCCGCAACCGGACGAGGACGGCTTTGGGACTGCCGCCGATCACCAACGATGCGGACGCGGCCGTCCAGACGGCCATGCTGTCTGGTGAAGCGGCCGATGCGACGCCGACCACCGGCATCGACACGGATTGCGTGGACGCCAAGGCCATCGGAAGGCTTTTCGCCACCGAAGCCATGCGTGCTGACTTGGACGAATGCGAGGAGCGATTCTACGAATCCCTCATGCCAAGACAAAACCAACAGAATTAAGGAGATTGATCATGGCCGATGTGACCACTGAGACCACTACCGATACCGATACCGCGCCTACCGTGACGCCCGCCGAGCCGTCTGGCGTGCTTGATTTGCGTCCGCCGAAGGAGTCGGTGCGAGCGGAATTGTGTCGATTGGGATTGGAGTTTTCCAGCGCTGACGGCACCGCCGAATCGTGGCGCGACTATCAGCGTGGCGTGCTTGCGACGTTCGACGATTCCGGCACGTCCGTCACTTTGACGGACGTGAAGACGAATCTCGGCCGCACCCTCACCTTGGAAGAGCTTAAGGCCGTGACTCGTATCGACACGATGACCGCCGCAGACTAACCCGGCATTCCAATTTTTTCAACCCCTGCAATCCATACGGATTGCGGGGGTTTCGTATTTAAGGAGACATTTTGACTCAGATTCCGGCCGACGCGAACGACGTCATCGACACGCTCTCCGCGCAAATCGGCACTCTCAACAAGCAAAACGCAATCCTGACCAGCCAACTCGCGGCGGCCATGAAACTGATCCCGCAGGATGTGCTCGACAGTCTCGATAACAGCCTTGATAAGGAGGCTGCGAATGCAGAGGATTAACTGGTTTCCCGACCCGCTCATCACCGGCACCATGAAAATCGAGACGGGCAACAACGCGAAGATCGACTACCTGGTCGTGAACAACCGCAATTGGTTGCGGGCCACCAGCGTCGCGGCCGGTGACAACTACGGACAATACACCCTGTTGGAATCGCGACTGCCGCCTGCCGGAACCTACCACGTGCACGCACTAACCTACGCGCAGAAAGCCACCGCCGATTTTCGAATCTACGCCAGAGTGGACGGCACGTACCGCATGTTATTGGACGTGCCGGTAGGTGACGACATGACCATCACGATCGACCAGAACATCACCATCCCATCCAACACTGACCAGCTGCTCGTCCGAATCGCAGTCGGCCAGAAAACGGTCGGCGCGAAAGGCATGATGAGCGATATTCTCATCGAACGTGCCGACACATATGGCACTGCCGTTGGGGGGGGGCTTCCGGGCTTCTTCACCGGGGACACCATGCCACGCGATTAAGACGGTCCGTCGGGCGGGTGATGTCCGATGATGGTCACGAACCTGATAAGCAATCCAAGACTCAACGTCAGGCTGAAGCCGGGCGAGTACACGCCGATTTCGACCATCAGAAAGCAGGCTGGCGCCGCATACTGGTGCACGGTCTGGCTGGACGTTTCGGGCGGCTCCATCACGATAGACAACTGTCCAGGCATCTTCAGCAAGAGCCAACGCATCGGATGGGCCTTCACGGCCACGAGCCCGAATCCGATGTGCCTGAACTACAAGGTCGTGTCCGGCAGTCCGACCGTCAAGGTGTGGAACATGGTCATGTGCGAGCTGGGCGAATACCAGGCGAACAAGGCATTGCTCGACGGTCTTTACTTTTTCGACGGGGATACGATGCCACGCGCCTAACCCTTACGGGGGTGATGGCATGAGCCTCATCACCAACCTATATGCCAATCCAAAAGCCTTGCGGCCACTCGGCACTTGGAATTGTGACTACAAGAAAAACAGCGACGGCAAATACGTCTACACCGGCCGCGACAACCTCTGGGCTGCGATATTGTCCGGAACCAAACGAGGCTGTGTGATTGCGGTTGATTTCAACACGGACAGACGCGACGCCTTCGACCTGGAAAGCTGCCAGGTGATATATAAAAGTTCCACGACATTGGCTGGCGTCTACAAGGGCGGCGGCAATTGCTCGCTGCACTGCAGCGACGGCAAGGGCGTTTCGGCGACGGTCAACCGGATCGGCTTGTACTCGCAGGACGATTGGGAACGCTTGCGGCAGTACGGCCTTGACTGGTTCGACGGCGACCTCATGCCACGTCCAAACTGATTTTTTTTAAGGAGATGTAATGTGCTGCAAAATTTTCTAGCCGGTTTTGGGGGTGTGGGTGGCGCGTGCGCCATCATCACGCTCGGCCTGAAAGTCTGGCCGGGCGCGTTGGATGCGTTGGCGACCGGCCTGTATTCGCATGTGCGGCCGGAACGCTTGCCCTATGACAGCCCGCTTTCCCAGCATTTCGCAAAAACACGGACCTTGGGAGAGCGGACATCGAAAATCGACGACCGCATGGACGAATTGTGCCGGGACACGATCAAAAACACGATCATCAGCCTGATCTACGGCGACAAGGACACCGACCACAGCGAGGCCGTCAGCTACGAGTTGTCGAAGCTTGAGAAATTGGACGCGCAATGCTGGATCGTCGCTGCCGCCGAAAAATATTTGGAGGACCGGCAATGATGCGTCTCATGATCGCGGGCGGCACCTACCTATTGCTCCTCGCGCTCATCATCATGTTCAATCATGGCGCGCACAAGCGCTGAGCATTTTTCAACCATAAGGCCATTCGTGATCGGATGGCCTTTTTTCATGCCCCAAAACGGGGCGGAAGGAGGAAACGCCATGGACGAGAACACCGTCATGACACCAGAGATGACACCGCAGGGCGACAGTCTGCCGCCCGAGAACATTCAGGTCGTGTCCGAGGAGGATGCGGCCAAGGCAGTAGAGGGATTGGAGGACTGATATGGCAAGCGTAAGCACTCTTATCAATCGTATGCGCTACTGGTGCGCCGTGGCCAACATGGGCTACTCGCAGGCGGACCGCTGGAACTTCAACCCCTCGGGAGGCAACTGCGACTGCTCCAGCCTGGTGATCCACTCTCTCAAGGAGGCTGGATTCGACACCGGGTCGGCCACCTACACCGGCAACCTCTCCTCCGAGCTGACCAAGCGCGGCTGGACTCGTCTGCCCGCGAACGGCAATCCGCAGCCAGGCGACATCCTGCTTAACGACGTGCACCACGTGGCCGTGTATCTGGGTGGCGGCAAGCTCGCGCAGGCGTCCATCAGCGAGCGTGGCACCGCGTATGGCAGGGCGGGCGACCAGACGGGCCGCGAAACCAACATCCGCAATTACTACAGCTATCCGTGGGATTGCTATCTGCGATACCAGGGCGCCCAGTCTTCCGCTCCAGCCGCAAATTCCGGTGCCATCGCAGTGGACGGCAATGTTGGTCCGGCCACGGTGCGCCGTTGGCAGCAGGTGATGGGTACTTCGGTGGATGGCATCATCAGCGGCCAGCAGGTGCCTGACGAACGCACCTACTGGCGTCCGGCCATCGACTCCAGCGTGGTCCGCTACGGCGCTGGCGGCAGTGATCTGATCCGCGCCGTGCAACGTCGCCTTGGCTGTGGCACTGATGGTCTGCTTGGTCCGGCCACCATTCGCGCCATCCAAGCGCATTACGGGTTGGCTCAGGACGCGAGCTTCGGCCCCGCCACCGCACGAGCCTTGCAGTCGGCGCTCAACCAAGGACGATTCTAAGGAGGTTTAATATGGCTCAACATGCAGCGCCAACGACTTTGGAGACCACGGTCAATAATCTGACCAACGAGTGCGAGGATGGTCAGGATAACCAGCAGCCGACGGCTTACACGCCCGTCTTTTCCAAGGGCGTGCGCACCGTGGTCTACGTTGCCGGTCTGATCGCTTCGTGCGTTGGCCTTGGTTTTATGACGTTTGGTGATGCGGCCATCGGAGGCTACATTTCGACTGTGGCCGGTTTCATCGCGTCCGGTCTCGGCGTGGCCTACAATCCGCTGCGCCGTGATTAATTTTCGGGTGTGAGACTCAAACTCGCGCCGGAAACTCAAACTCGGGTGTGGAAAAATTTGCGGCACTGTAGTGTCCGTGGAATTTTTTTACACCCTGTTTTTAAATTTGCCCCTTCTCCGTTTGGAGGAGGGGCTTTATTTTTAGGACTTTTCAAATGGGCATCAGACAACAGACGATTGACGATTACGGCGCGTTCGTGGAGAAATTCAAACCGAAGAAGACCACGGACGACTGCTACACCCCCCCCGCGGTGTATGAGGCGATAAAGGACTGGGCATGCCGTGAGTATGGCATCGACCCCAGCAAGGTGGTGCGTCCATTCTATCCTGGCGGCGACTACGAGAGTTTCGACTATTCGGACGGCAAGGTGGTGGTGGATAATCCGCCGTTCTCGATTCTATCGAAGATATGCACGTTCTATCGTGACCGTGGTATTCCGTTTTTCCTGTTCGCTCCGAACCTCACGATTTTCAGCAGTACGTCGCGCAACGGCGCGCATATGCTGGTCACTGATTGCGCGATCGAATACGCCAACGGCGCTATCGTCAACACCAGCTTCGTGACGAGTTTCGGCGATGACCTGATTCGCACCGCACCGGATCTGACGAAGCTGGTCAACGATACGGTGAAACGAGTCAGGCGCGAAAGCAGGAAACATCTGCCGAAGTATGCGTATCCGCCGGAATTGTTGACCGTCACACGGCTGAATAAGGTCGGCAAGGCTGGCGTGGATTTTCGCGTCAAGGCTTCGGACGTGGCATTCACGCCTAGGCTCGCTTCGCAGAAGGCCGTGAAGAAGGCCATCTTCGGCGGCGGCTATCTGATGAGCGAAGCCAAGGCCGCGGAACTGAAGGCCGCGGAACTGAAGGCCGCGGAACTGAAGGCCGCGGAGGACGTGACCATATGGCCGCTCAGCGACAAAGAAAAACAGATCATCGGAAAACTCGGTTAAACATCGCCCCTCTCTCAGCATTGCTGGGGGAGGGGCTTTTCTTGTTATTCGGTCTTGTTCTTGCGTGGGCGTCCTCCGCCGACGCCGCGACCGGGACGACTGGCGTTCCATCGGTCGATGGTGTCGGGGAGCCATCCGCGAGTGCGGCCGATGATCGCGTCGGGCTCTGGGAGCTTGTAGGTAGCGAGGGCGCCGGTCTTGACGCCGAGCTGGTCGGCGACCTCTGTGAAGCTCATGTATTCGACTGTCAT